CTTGGGTCGATTCTGCAAACTCCATTAGAGTTTGTTCAAAGTTGGCGGCAGCACCTTTTGCAGCGGCCAACGCACTTTGTGCTTCGGATTTTACAGTATTTATAGCTGAACTTATTTTGGCTCCGATGGCCCCGGCAGTACCAGCAGTTGGAGAATTTGTAATTGTACCAACAATCCCATCCAATGCTTTACTGGCAGCCGATCCAATAGAAGCTGTTAAGTCGTCTAAATTTTTACAAGCCGACATATTTCACCATTAGTTTAAATCGATCCGAGAACCAAGAATAGCGGTAGGACCAGTTGCATCAATTGTTGCGGCCCCAGAAACACCCACACTGAACGTAGCACAAGCTAGACCATATGCCGACGAAACGTTGATACCGTAGTTACCCCCAACCATATCGGTTTTATTACCACCGGTAATGTGCGTGAAACTGGTAGCTGACGTTTGTGTCCAGTCACCTAAACATTGAATCGAATTTTGGGCACCAATTTGAAGAGAGTTATTAGACCCAATTGATTCTGTTTTATTTAGCGCAATAACTTCTGTTCTGTTAGACCCATCCCGTTGAGTTACGTTCCCTTGAGTGTTAACAAAAGATTCCCCTAAAATATCTCGGGCATAGTTACCTTCAATCTTTTCAGAAAGATTCCCCTTGATCAATCTGGTGACGTTCCCATTGACTTGTTCTTGTAAATTCCCCTGAACTAAAATCTTCGCGTTACCCAGAATTGTAATTTGTTGATCTTTACCAACCAGAATATTTCTACCACCAACTACAATAACAGTTTGATCTTCGGTAATCTTCTGTGATACCGATCCATCTGGTTGCCATTCTTCATATGTTCCTGTAGTACCATGCATCCAATGCATTCTTTCTGCACCGGGTGAATCATCATATTCTTCAACATGACCAGATTCAGTTTCACGTACATGATTGTATGGGTATCTAGTATTGTTAGCCGGGGCCGGTTCATCCCATTTTGTACCCAATGTATCAGCAGACCCCGGAACACCTGTACCCGCAACGTTATCAACTGCTACAGGAATACCTGTGATCCTACCAGCAGTTTTTGATACAAGACCCGGATGGGATCTAAACGCGGATCTAGCAAGACGGTTCACATCCGGTTCATTCAGGAACTTTGGATACAGCCCTTTTGGATCGTTGAATCCTTGAGTCGGGTCTGATGATGCTACTGGGATACCATCAATTGTACCCATGATGTAAGGGAGTTGGCATAGATTACCATCAAGAAAGAATCCAAATACCATAGAGCCCTCTACAGGGCCGTTTGGTGTTAATCCTACACCACTCACAGATGCCGATTGAATACTGTTAATGGATTGGGACCAAATAAGTTCTTCTGAGGGAATTCCTTTGAATTGGTCTTTGACCTTATCGGCGGTATGACGACCGTATATCCGAACCTGTAATCGACCAGCTTCGAGAGGGTCATTCCGTCCTTCAACAATACCAAAAAACCAATGTAATTCGAATGTATTCTTAGCCTTCAATTTTGTCACCCTTAATATTCGATTCTTTCCTGATACCCAATGTCATGGTGTATTCCTGAGAGGTCATTTCATGTTTGATTTGACATATCAAGTATTTACCCGCAGCGGTTTGATCCACCATCCCATGGTATTGAAAATCGAAATAAGCTGTATCACCTAGTTGAATGTCTATGTTGCCGGGGATTTTCAAGGTCATCTGAGTTGAATTATGAAGCGCTCTAGCCATAACTCGCTTCAATCTTTGGTTAACTTGAGCATTACGATTGGTGCTATAGATTGAGTTACCAACTTCCATCCGATAATGCATATCTTTTGGATAATCCGGGGCAGTTGTACCCACGTAAACCTTTTCAGAGTTCATTGTTGGAAAAGCAGCTACATAATCATCATACCCAATTTGGGATGTGATGGCTCTCTTCTCCATTGTATCAATTTCATCCACCGTGATCTGATAGCCGCCTATAACTTTGTCCGCCAAATCGAAATGGACGTCCTTTGATGCAACATCTGCTTTCAATCGGTCATACTCTGATACATTGTCGATATTAGCATTCAACCGTTGCTTAAAAGCAGCTTGACCCAAGGTATACATGGACTTGAAATTCCATCCATTGATATTTTCATAGAATCTATAGTCGCTTGACAGATTACTTTGACTGGTTGATTCATTAGCTAAATGTTGGATGAATTCAATCGCGGTGGTGTTTGGAATTACCCAATCACGCGGATATAACGTTGCCTCAACGTCAATGGTCTGCCCTAACCCATTCTCCATAATATCGGTAACGATATCAGATGTAAGAGCCTGTTTATATGACTTAGAAAATAGATTCGATTCGGACAACCAAAACCCTTCAGATACGAAATGCATTACCATAACATGGTTGTTGTTTTCTTTTTGTTTCTGAAGGTTAAGAATCTGAGTAATCTTATATTTCTTCAAAAACTCAGTTTCACCGATAATACCGCCGTCCAATCTGGTCTGAAAGCAAACTTCTAACCACTCTTGACCTTGAATTGGTAAGTTAATATGTAATCCGTTATCATCAATCATCGATATCATACCGTGTTGATATGTTCTGGCATCTACCATACTTTCATAGATAGTCAATTTCATCATAACCCGTGAAATATCATACTTGTTGTCTTGAAAGTTTATTAAATTGATGTATTTGATGACATGAGAATTACTTGGTTGGTTTAAACCATTAGGTACGCCCATTCTGTGTACTCACAAATGTATCCACAAACACCCGAATATCCTCCGGGCGTATAATAAGAATCTTCCGTAGAGATTCGTTTTGATCAAGTTCAAATTCAACATTAGTCACCGGAGTTAGCTCCCCTATAAATTGAATATAGGTTAAACTGGTGTCGTATATATTGAACCACTTGATGTTATTAGGGTCAACGCTGTTATATTGAATCCTAGCATTATAAATTTCAGACCCATCATAGTAAAAGGTGACGCCAGTCTCGGGGACTACATTAAAATATTGGTCACCAGTAAGCGGGTCGAGGTAATGGTGTATACCATTCGCACCCCCAAAGTCCGCGTACTTTTTATCTGCATATGCCCGGACAACATCATCTTGGCGTATCCAACCATGCCATGGGTCGATAACCCCATTAACTAATAGTAGAACCCATTCAAGATTTGGGTCGCCGTACAGGGTATTCGCCAATTGTTCAGGTCGCGGGGCTCCGGTTATCGTGTACTGCCGATGTATAAAGGAATCCTTGATTTGACTATACGTCAATCCCAAATCTACAAATAAATTTGGAATTGTATAGTCACCATATTGCACCGAACCGAATTTTTGTAAAATCATAGACCATAACTCTGAATATCTTCACGGGTGACAATAGTGTTTTCCATGAATTCTAGATGTAATTTAATTGCAATTGGGTCGCCAGATTCAAAGGTCTTCCATGACCCATCTGGAGTAAAATCAACGTCAACATTAGTAAGAAATGCAGGCCCAAATCTAAATAGTGGGATCACCCGCGATGAATTTTGATTCGACATTTCTTCAATATACCAACGACTTGGTACGCGCAACCATGTATCCCCTTGCAAACTACTAGCAGAATTCTCTTTAAAGAATTGAATCATCCCAGCAATTTGAGCTAATTCATCTGGATTACGCGGGCGCAGATCAAATGAGAATTTTTGTCTGCGTAAATGTGTCCCTGTATAGTTGGCGGAGTTGTGTTGATTCCAAACTTGACGATAGAAATCTTTCATAACATTTGGCGCATGTTTATTAAGCTCATATGCACCTACATCCTTTACCACCGCACCCAAAACTGGTTTACTAAAAAATTTATCATAGCCACCATGACTTTGAATGGCATTGTTCATAACCCATAGCAGCCCCCGACCATCATCTGTGTAATTTTGGGCGTATGATGTTTCGAGTTCGGGCATGTACAGAAATACCGATCCAATATTCTTGGACTTCATTGTCTTGTAATTACCAAAAATTTCAGCTCGCATCGAAGTGCTTTCATTACCCTGAATGAAATCTGTTGCATTAAATGCTAATTTGGATGTGTGTTGTTGGCCTTCTACGGTCAGAGGGTATCTGAACATAGGTTTAGCTTTGCTGGTCTTCTTGTCATTACCAGAAGTAACCAAAATATTCTTTTCACCAGTACCGGTGACGGTGTTCATAGCCTGTTTAGCCCCGCTAACCGTGCTACTTACAGGATTTGTAAGAAACCCTGATATCGAACTCAAAAAAGTCATAAATTCA